AAATCACCGTATAAGGCCCCCGCCATGACCGAACCCCGCCGATTCTTTCCCGCCACCCCGTCGGTCAACATCGAGCCCGGCAGCAACGTCGCGCTGACCTTGAAGCTGGCGAAGGAAGTCGCGCCGAGCGTGGCGGCTGCCTATGCCGGGCCAAGCGTGGCGGTTTGGGCGACTCGGAGGGGGGAGCCTATTGCACCGACGACCTATTTTTCTGAAATAGACGGAATAGGTGCGCTGACCGGAACCGTGATCCCCAGTGACCCGACCGATAGCGTGGCCTGGGCGCTGGCGAACGACAGCGAAACGCAAGGCCCCTTTGAATACGTCACGCCGCAGGCTGGCCCAAGCTGTAGGGCAAGTATCGTTGGCGGCGGGAGCGGCACGCTGACCGCTATCGCCACGGTCAACGGCGTAGACACCGGCCCCCTCATTCTGAACGCGCCAGGCTTCTAACCGCCCCCCGTTATCTGCCCCTTAAATTGCCATCAGCAAAATCAGTCTCCGCCAAATAAAGTGCAAATCGCCGCCAAATATCGCGCTTTCTTACACGTGCTGTGCGATGCCGCCTTGTGCGCGTAGTGCGCGGCGGCGTGCGCTTTTTTGATTTCTTTAGCGCTGCCTTTCTTGGCCGCGCGCTTGGCGTGCTGAGAAGCGCGAACGGCGTTGCCCGATTCCCGGCTGGCGCTCTTATACTGGTTGCCCCGGAACGGGTGGCCTTTAAAGTCGCCGTCGAAAATTGATTTAGGGTCGCGCCCCTCCTCTTCTTGTTCCGGCATCGCCGCCCACTCTTCCTCGGCGGTGTAGCCGTCGGCGTGCTCATCCTCGTCGAACGACGATTCCTGATCGCCCGATCCGAAGACAAAATCATCTAGGTCGGCGTCAGCGGCCTCCTCGCCCTCGGGCAGGGAAGAGGCCACAAAGTCCAGAACGCGGTCGGCGGTCTCCGCGTCCCAGTCGTTGAGCAGCGCGCTGGCGTCTTCGTCGGACACACCGGCGCACGCCAAGTAGCCCCAAGCGGCGTTCAGCGCCACGTCGAGCACGCCTTGCTCGTCTTCGGTAATCTCCCCGTCCTGGTTGGCGTCGGCCACGCCGATCATCAGGGCTTGCAAGCGGTCGGCGAGGGTTTCGCCCTCGTCCAAATCGTCGGTCTCGGCCCACTGCTGCACCGCCGCCGCCGCCGACAAGGCAATGTCGGCCATCGTGTAGCCGTTCGCGCCAAAATCGCCCGGCTCCGGTTCTGCCGAATCCAGCGCGGGGTTAAAGGGGGGCCGCGCTTTTAAGGCGCGGCGCAACATCTCGCTCATGTTCATGGTGATTCCTTTTATTCAGTCCCGCCCGCAAGCGGGGAAGCGCGCTTATCGGGTGAGGGTCTGCGTGACGAAGATCTGGCGCACGGTTCCGTCGTAGCGCAGCCAGTACGAGCAATCCATCCGGTCATACGGGCGAACCGCGTTAGGGGCCACCACAAACTTCCACGCCTTTCCCTCCATTTCTGGAGTATGGGACGGCACCAGCCAGCCCGACGCCTCGGCCCCGACAAAAAGCTCGGTCAGAAAGTCGCGCATGCGCTTGACGGCGATTTGCATGGGCAGCTGCAGCACGTCCTTGCCGAACTTCGTCGTCGCATCGTCGATGCTGGTCGACATGTCCGCCACCGAAATTAGCTTTTTAAGGCTGGATTCCACCAAGGCGCAGGTCAGCGAATCGCGGAACACGTAGCGCCCTCCTCCCGAATAGACCTCGTACAGCACCGGGTTGATCTTGGAGCGCGCCATAAGGTTCAGCTCTTGGTTGGTCGGCGTCACGACCTGTGTCACGCGGGAGCGGTTCACCGGCCATTCGCGGCCCGCCACCACGTAGTTCTTCGGCGCAAAGCCGCGCGCGTTGGTTTGCGTGTTGCGCGCGCACGCATAGGCAATGTTGAGCGTCGCTACGCCAAAGTAGCCTTTGGGGTTAATCCCCGTCGGATCGTCGGTCATCAGCGGCGACCAAAAGGCGTGCATCAGGTGCGCGCCTGGGCTGGAGCCGAGGTTAAACTGTTCGACAAAGGCAATCGCCTCCGCGACGGTCGATTTTCCGGGGACGTCAAAGCGCAATTGCCGGTTGGTATCAAACGCCAACTGCGCCAACCGGCTGATGAAGCTTACGTTTTGTGAGCCGCCCGAGGCGATGTAGCTGTAGTTTAGGGGCGTGTACTGCAGATTTCTGCACGCCGCCACGTAGTCTGCGGCGAGATATCCGGTACTGCCCTCCACGAAGCAATAAAGCAGGCCGCTTTTCACCCACTTTTCTTGGTCGGCGGCGTCGTAGCCGTAGGCCGGATGAGTGGGTGGGATGGTTGCGTAATTTAAGACCGTTACTTCCAGCGCGTCGGTCGCCGTCGCCACCACGTCGGGCAGATAAGACGAATTCCCGTAATCGTCCCGCGCAGCAGGATCAAACGATCCGTAAAAATCGTAGAGCAGCACGCCGTCTTTGTCTCTCAAGCGCAGGTAGATCATGGGATTGGCTACTATTACACCGCCAGTCCGTTTTTCGTCGGCGTGGTACTCGACGACAATCCCGTCGTTGAAGCATTCCAGATGTTTAACCGCTAATAGATAAGTTCCGGCAGCGGGCAAGGCATTTGAGGCAATCCCTTCAGGAAGGACAGCGGAACACGTGGTTGCCGCCCCGTTAACGTAGCCTGCGCCGCGATTCGTTATCGTGACGGAGGTAATGACGCCTGCGGGGGAAACGACGGCGGTTGCGACGGCCCCCGCTGTTGCGGTTTTAGAGGAAAACACGATGGGCGGCGAGGAAAATAGCCCGAGGTAGCCCGATCCGCTGCTAGTCACGGTAACGGAGGTAATGACGCCTGCGGGGGAAACGACGGGCGTTAGAATTGCCGGAGTGACGAGGCCCATCACGGCCTGTTTGATCACGGGAGTGCCCGCCACGGTTATCCGCTGCACGACGGCCTCGTAAGCGCCGCTGTTCAGCGCTTCGACCACCTGCACCCATGCCTCGTTTAACGCGCCGCCCGTGCTGCTGCGCATCATTTCGCCTTTTCCCAGCTTGGAATACACGTTGCCGCGATCCACTTTAAACGGCTTGTCGATGCGGCCTCGGGTAGCGCGCAGGGCGATGCCGAAAATTTGATCCTGATTGTCGGAAACCGGGATTTCTGAGTTGTCGCGCAACGGGTTCAGTTGCACGCCAGATTCCGATCCGAGCTGCCTTACAAAGGGTGCGCTCATTTTAGGGTTCCATTCTCTTTAAAATTAAGGGGCAGGCGTCGGATCGGGCGTCGGGGCAGGCGTCAGGGCAGGCGTCGGGGCAGGAACTTCCTCGGCAACGAAGGCTTCTGCGTATCCGTTCAGCTCGGCCACTTGCCCTAGGCTAGAGGCCAGCCTTTGGAAGGCGTCGTAGCTGGGAATCTCAACCTCGGCAGAGCGGCCAGTTTCATCGGTTTTGTTCTTCATCGACAAGCCGTTTATTTCGGGAAACACCGTATCGAGCGGCATGAGGTTGGTAAAGCGCACCTTGATCGGGTACGCCGCGCCCGAGAATTCTGCGGCGACTTGAGCGTTTGCGCTGATCCCGGTCAGAGACAGCGCGCCAATTTCAATTTTTTGAGTCATTTTTGGGATTCCTTGTTTTTCACCGGCTTGGCTGGCCGGTCAGCAGATAGGCTTTCGTCTTTCACTTCTTCCAGGTCGAGCGCTGCCGCGTATGCGTACAGATCGGCGATCTGGCCGATTCTTTCTGAGATTCCGCGCAGAGTTTCGTAGCGGTAGCGGTGCGGCCTAAACCGCCCGCGCAGTGGCCCAGCGTCAGATGCACCTCGGGCAACGCCAGTTCGCGCGGCATGAGGTTGGTGAACTTCACCTTGATCGGGTACGCCGCGCCCGCGAATTCTGCGGCGGATAGAACGTTTGCGCTCCTCCCGACAAGGGAAGGAGCGCCAATAGTGGCGGTACAGGCCATGGGGCACTCCTTTCGTGCGGTTAAGCGAGGCCCGTGACGTTAATCAGCGCGCAGCCCAGCGAAGAAGGGCCGTGCGGGTTGACCGCCGTGAAGTTACGCGCATAGAACCCCGCCCCTTGCCGCAGGTCGGAATTAACCGCCAGCGGGATCACCGTCGGCGGCACCGCATCGCCCAAAATAAACGGGTTGCGCGTGACGTCAGTGGCGCGGCCAATGCACAGCACTTGGCCCGAGCTGGCCGTTTCGGTCACGCCCTTCGGCGTGTAATACACCTCATAACGCCCGAACAAGCGGCCAATGCGAAAGATGCACGGGCGCTCGGCCACGCCGGACGGCTCGAACACCTCGCGCGGCAAGGCCATGAACTGCGCGGCGATGGTCTTGCCGACGTACAGGTGCGTGATGCCGTGGTTCATCGTATCGAGGGCCATTTGCTGCGACACTGCGCCCAGAATTGCGCCAAAGTCTTGCCAAATCTGCGAGCGGTTCATCTGTGCCGAGCGGGTCGCATAATTAAACGCATACTCGGACTGGTTGCTGGCCGCCAGCCTGCGCGCCTTGGCGAGCACCTCGTAATGGCGCTCGTTGGCGAACTGCGCCTGAATCGCCAGCACGCTTTCGCTGTAGGGATCAAGGCCCAGCTCGTTCGCCATTTGCGTGCGGCTGTCGATGGTCTGGAAGGTCGTGACGCGCCACGGCTTGGCGTGCAGCTTGTAGGTTTCCACCGCGCTGATGATGCTCGGCGTCAGCTCGGGGGCGCGCTCGTAGTCGATAAAGCCTTCGACGAAGACGGGAACCGTGACCGGCAGGGCCGGGGTAGACGTCAGCGCATAAACGCCGGTGTCGGTATTGATCGTGCCGCCGATGCTGTAGTTCGTTCCGGACAAGGTGATGTTGCCGCTCACGCTGGAGTTGCCCACGCCGGTCGTATCGACTTCGCGCGCGGCCAGAACGCCGTTGACGTAAACCAACGAGCGGCCGCGAACCAGTTTGACGGTATCGCCGCCTTGGCAGGTATCAGGGGTATTCTGCACGGTGGTCAGCGATTAGCGAGTCGGAATGGGCGCTGATCCGTTCCTTGTTCCTGCTTTACGTCGAGCGCGAGACGGCTTTGCAGCTCGAAGCGTCACGCGGCTTGGGGCTAGACGTGTTTGGCCGTTCGTCCGGCGAAGTGGCCGGGGATATTGCCCAAGCCGAAGCGGAGATGCCGCACCGCGCTTTTTGTAAGCCGATTGTTTCTGTATGAACGATAAGCGAGCCGATCATTCTGTGTCTGGATTCACCAAGCGCACTATCGGGAATGCCACGCTTTGGCTAGGCGATTGTTTGGCGCGCATGGCCGACATTCCCGACGGAAGTGTCGATATGGTGCTCTGCGATTTGCCTTACGGCATCACGGATGCGCCTTGGGATTCGGTCATCCCCTTTCCCGATTTGTGGGCGCACTACAAGCGACTGGTCAAGCCGAAAGGCGCGATTGTGCTAACCGCCGTACAGCCCTTCACCACGGACGTGATCGCCAGCAACCGGGCGATGTTCAAATACTGCTGGTATTGGGAGAAGCCGAGAGGGGCAAATTTCATTCTCGCCAACTACCAGCCGTTGAAAGTGGTGGAAGATATTGTCGTTTTTTCGGCGAGCGGCGCATCGTTCAACAAATCGGGCAATTGCATGATCTACAACCCGCAAAAGGCGAAGCTGGACAAACCCTATATGCGTGATAACTCTAGGAATGGCTATGGCGGAAGTACCGAAACAATGGGCAGGGTAGACCGCACTAAAGCGCCCGTCATCGAAAAAACACACGCCATGCCGCGTAGCTTGCTCTACGTCAAGTACGAAAAAATCCGGGGGCTGCACCCGACGCAAAAGCCCGTAGAACTGCTGGAGTACCTGATCCGAACCTACAGCAACGAGGGCGATACCGTCCTGGACAACTGCATGGGCAGCGCCTCAACCGGCGTTGCCTGTGCCAACGCGGGCCGCAAGTTTATCGGCATCGAACAGGAGCAGCGGTTTTTCGATATTGCCTGTAAGCGCCTTGAAGAAGCGCAGCAGCAAATGGGCTTGCGGTTAGAGGCGGCTTGATGCTCCCGTGGTCGATGCCAAATAAGAAAACCTATCTCATTTGTTCAACGGTAATGCCTAGCGCCGATGCGATCTTTGCTCGCGTCGCCTTGCGCGCCTTGTGCTCGCCTGACTCAATCTGTGATAAGGCAGCCTGTGTCATCCCGGCGCGCTCGGCTACTTCGCCCTGTGTTAGTCCAAGGTGTTCGCGCCAAGCTCGGGCCGGGGTTATTTCGTCCATGACGATTTTACCGACCACATCGTTTGGCACCAAGTGGCGCTCGCGGGAATATTCCTTGACGAATTGCTCATACGGCATGACAACGAAAGCCGGAAGGCCGTTTGCGCCATTGATTATTTGGATGTCAGTACGTGCGTTCATTGCGTTTTTTAACCTCTTCGATAGAAATAATCGACACCGCGCCGTTGAATGTAAAGAACACGCGCCAGTCGCCTATCCGAAGTCGGTAGGGATAATCCGCGTTCGTCAATTTCTTGAGGTTAGCGCAGTTCGGGAACTCGGCCAGCGTCTGCGTTTCGGCGTAAATGCGTTTCTGCGCCGTTTTTTCTGCGATCTTGCGCAGTTGACGGGCGGCTTTGGTTGTCCAAATGATCGTGTTCATGTATTTTATTATAAGATAAATATAAGAAACTACCAAGAATTATCTTATATTCCTTCACTATAGCCCGCCCCTCCTGCCCGTGCAACCATGATATTAACCCTGCCCAACGGGAACCCGATCCGAGGCGACCTCGTCAAATCGGCGGTGCTGCGCTCTGACCTGTCGCCGGTGCCGCTCACGCTGGAAGCCGAGATTCGGGCGGACGACGATATGGCAAAGAGGCTGGCCGAAGGCAAGATCATCACCGCCGGAAGCGACGACCTGCACATCGTCAAGTCCAACCGATCCATCGAGCGGGCGGCGCAGGGCGGCAGAGAGGTGTCGACCGTGCGCCTCACGGCCCTGCTCGATGCCTGCCACAGCATCGCTTTCGTGCGCCGCCGCGCCCTGATCAAGGAGCGGGTGCCGCTTTCGGCGATCTACCGGGCGGCGGGCGCGACGATCAAGGCGGTCGACGCCGACTTCCCCGTGCCGCGCTTTTGCTGCCCGGTCGGAGAAACGCCGAGCTACCTCATTTCGCGCCTCTTGCAGGAAGAAGGCGGCGTCGTGCGCTGGAAGTCGGGGCGCTTGAAGTTCTTCCGCCTGGACGACCTATTCGCGCAGAAGGCATCGGCGAATCTGCCGAACAACGCGACGGAAGAGGTTGACAGCGGGTTTTTGGAGCGCCACGAAGTGCCGTGGTTTTTCTCGCTGCAAGACGACGGAAGATTTGCCTTTGGCAACCAGAGCAAGCCGCGCAGCGTGCGCTTTTCGCCGTTCAAGAACGCGCAGCAACTGCGCCGCATGTCGCGCTGCCTGGTGCAGCGCAAAATCGCCAAGATCGCTTTTTCCGGCCATCTGGCGGCGGGCGATTTGATCCCGTTCGTGGACGGCGTGCCGCTGGTGGTGATCACGGCGGCGCACGTATTTGAAAGCGGCACCGACGGCGGCAGCAGCAACCAGTACAGCCGCCTGTGGCTGGGCAGCCTGGAGGGATGATGGAGTACGGCAGCCTGCCCGGACGCTACCCGGCCCTGGTCCGATCCTACGATCAGGAGCGGCGCACTTGCCGCATCGAGATACCGGGCTTGACCGACGGCGGCGACGTGATGCCGGAAGCCGAGATCGAGTACCCGGTCGGCGACAAGTCCCGTTCGAGTTCCTTCCCTACCGAAATAGAGATTCTGAGCAGCGATGCGGTCTGGGTGTCGTTCATCGGCGGCGACCCGCGCTACCCGGTGATTACCGGCTACCGCAACCCGCAAACAGGAAACGCGAAAGATTGGCGGCGCTGGCACCACGCCAACATCGAGCTGCTGGCCGACCAAGTGATGAACCTGATCGCCCAAGGCGACGTGCTGGTTAAGTCCGGCTCGCACGTCACGGTACAAGCCCCTTCGGTCACGATCAACGCGCCGCAAACGACGTGCACGGGAAAGCTCACCGTGAACGGGCTGCTGACCTACACATCGGGCATGGCCGGATCGGGGAATAGCGGCAGCGGCGCTTCGGAAACTCCCCCCGCCCCAGGCGGAACCCTAGACGGCGGCACTTTTTAAGGAAAAATCATGGATCGAAAATTGTTATTTAGCTTCGAGGATCTGGGCAGCAAGAGCGATGCCGCAACGAAGATTTTAGGCAAGCAGTTTGCCAGGCACGGCTGCGACATTGCGCAGGGCGGCGTGTCTCCGGGCGTTAAGCGGTCGTCGGGCGTCAGCTACCGAGAGATGCTGCTGACCTTCAAGGACTCGCAAACCGTGCTGCTGCGCATCAAGCAAAGCGGCGATATTTTCGAGGTGCGGGTGAACGGGGGGGCGCAGCCGATACGGCACCAGGACGACCACGTTAAGGCGGTCATCGAGATCGTCGACGTGCTCGATGCGGGCCGCAAGAAGTTTCAGGCCAAGCTCGCCGCTGCCGCCACCAAGCCGCCTCCGGGCCTGCGCACGGCGGCCCCGAAGATCGAGCAGGCGCTCGCCGAAAAGCGCGATTCTCTGAAAGAGGCGATTGCGGCGGTGCGCGAAGAGATTGCCGCGCTATCCGTCGGCGCTCCAGCGCTCGCGTAGCCGGAAAACCGCCCCAAACAGCCTCGCCCCGATCCTCAGAATAAGGGGTTCGCGGCTAGGCGCTTGGCCGAACCCGCCCCTGATGCTCCGCAGGGCGTGCCGCGAACCCTTCCATTCGCGGGGCAGGAGCAAATCATGCAGATATCGCAATTCACCCCTGAGCAGCTTATCGCCACCCTTATTTCTGAGTACGAGGGGAAGCCGGTAACAACGTCCATTATCATGGCCGAGCAACTCAGCCGTCCGCACAAAAATGTTTTGCAGTCCATCGATGCTCTGGTTGAAGACGGAACGCTTCAACGTGGGCTAGACGCCGAGCTTACGTTTCGTGACGTAAGCGGGCCAAACGGGGCGGTAAGACAAGAGCGGATTTATCGCCTTAGCAAAAGATCAGCTCTTATCGCCATGCCTTTTGTGGGCGGTAAGAAGTCCCGCGCCGGGCAAGCGAGACTGGTCGACGCGTTCTTGTACTATGAAGCAATGGCGAAGAAGCGCGATCAGTGGGAGCCGATCCGTTCCCTTGGGAAAGGCATGCGGCGCGACCTGACCGACGCCATCGCCGATTTCATTGGTTACGCTCAGGCGAGAGGTGCAGGCAAGGGCGCGAACCACTACTACGCTAACTTCACCAAGCTGGAATACAAGCTGCTGTTCGCGGTCGCCAGCGAGATGCCAAAAGGCTTCCGCAACCTGCTGGACGTGGAAAGCCTAGAGACGCTGGCCTATACCGAAAAAGCTTTGGCGCGGCACATCCGGCGCGAGATGGAAAAAGGCGAAGCGTACAAAGACATCTACGTTTCTGCCAAGCGCATCGCCCAAATGTCGGTCGATATTCTGGGCGGACGCCGCCTGTTGCCCGATCTTTGCGCAGGGCACCCCCCAACACTTACCTAGAAAGATGACCCCCATGACCCCTGCAACGCGCTGGAGCGGCGAAGCTCTTCCCCTCGGCCAAAGCATCGACCGCGTGCTGTACGACCTGCGCCGAGAGGATGCGGGCGAGCGCCTGCTGCTCGATTCGGCCAGCCTTGCCGACATTATCGAAGACTCGGGCGGGGTGCTGGCCTTTGACGCGCTGGTGATGCCCTACGCGCAGGTGGCGCGCAAGATGGAGCTGCTCAACGGCGTCATGCAACGCTCCGGGCAGGCCGTCAAGCCGGTTTCTGTTCAGATCAGCGAGCCGTTCAAGCAGAGCGGCGTCGCCAATGTGGCCGCCGTTTTCGAGCTGTCCGACGGCCAAACGGTGTCGATTTACTTCCACAACCCCGACGTGACGCCCAACAAGATGGCGGGAAGCGACGAGATTATTTCGTGGAAGTGGCTGCTCAACAAGAAGGATATTACCCTCGTGGTCGCGCCCGAGCGCGGCGAGGATTTGAACGTGCGCGAAGTGGCGCGGCGCATCATGAAGCTGGCCGAGAAGAACAGCGCCGCCTTCCAGCGGGCCAACGGCAAGCGCGCCGAAACGCTGCAGCGCATCGAAGGCATCAAGGCCGAGGTCGCCGGGCTGGAGAAGGAGCTTAAAACAGCGTTGAGCGATCTGGAGCGGGCGAAGTTCGAGGCGGAAGAGAAAGCGATTCAGGCGGCGCTCCCCGTTGCGCCCGAAAGAGAGGAAGAAATCGGCGCGTTCGGGCCGATCTATCCTAGCTATGAAAACAATCCGGAAGCCGCTATTGCCAAGCTCATGGCCGAAAAGAAGGGAAAGGTTCCCGGCGCTTTCCATCACCCCGATCTGGGCGCAATCGCTTTCGTTTATGGCGATGCAAGCATGGGATTGCGCCACATCGAGAAAAAGCGCGGCATCGAGTACGTGAATCGCATTCCTGACGTGCTGCGCAAGGGCCGGGTCGTGCGCGATGAAAAACTGCCACGGGCGTATCTGGTGACGGACGACGATCCTCCGCACGTCATCACGATCCGGCTTGATTTTGACGGGAAAGCAAAGACGTGGGTAATTACATCGTTTGATGATGACCGAGGGAAGTTTGTCCGGCAGGCGCGGACTTCGGACGTGCCGCCTGTAACTGCATCACCGCGAATTCCTGATGCAACCGGACAAGTTCAGTCTAGCCGCTCCGTAGCCGAAAATCAACCGGTAGAGAAGCAAGAGAATTCCGGGGAAGGCAAGGAGGCAGCGGACATAACAGAAAGCTTCGGCCTTGATGCGCAGCATATCGAGGACGGGGGCGGTAGCGAGAAGGCGACTTCGCCCGTGATTACCGCCTCTCTGCAAGCGGCGGACGAAAATACCCCCCTGTCGGCCAAAGAAGTTAAACAATGGCTTCTGAACAAGATCGACCAAGCGATGTCCGCTGCCCCCAGCTCCGAGGAGTTCGCTGCTTTAAGCGAAGCAAATGAGTTAAAAGACGAGGATAAATACGTTGTTTTCGATGTCCCTGGCGATGGGAAATTCAAGGTTATGAACTTCAAAGATCGACTTTCCGCCTTCAAGAAAAAAGTCGAGGCATCTGCGGGATTCAAAGCGGTTCCAGTGAAAAGCGCACGTAACTCCACCAAAGAAAATTTTGGAAAAGGATCGGTGTCCGATACCTCTATCCGGGAAATGATGGAAGGGGGCGATCTGACGTCGGCGTATGCCTTGGCCGAGCAGGGTAGCAAGCCGATCTTGTTTGGGGCGAGCGTCAAAAGCAATCTCCCTCCCGTGACTTACGGGGAGACCAAACCCTTTTCGCCAGCGGGCTATGAAGGCGTCCAGATGGTCTCGGCCAGAGTTCTTCACACTGTAGGGGGAAAATCGCCCAAATGGGCCGTGGTCGAGCGGTCGACGGGAATGTCTATAGGCAAAGGAGGCATTAGCCGAGAATCTGCCGAGACGAATGCGAAGAGTGAGTTTGAACAGAAAAAAGCAACGCCCGAAAAACTCAGAGAAATAATCGCTTCTTCCCCAAAAGTATCGCAGGAAGCACTGGGCGCGCAATGGCTGGCTTGGGCCGAGAAGGAAGAGTCGCGGAGTGACGAAGAATCCGCTGACGCGCAGTGGCGAAAGGATCGAACGAAGGCTGATCTCAAGGAGAACGACGAGCGAGAAACGGCGAAAGAGGCCGCGAAAACATCCGCGCATGAACCGCGAAAGGCGGAGGAGTCGAGCGACGAATCGTACAACACCGCCTTTGAGGCGCGCATCAATTACCTAGAAGATAGGGCCGATAGGATCGGTCGAGAAAAGATCAAGGAAGAGGCGCGTAACTCCATAGCCGGGATGTCGCTTGCCCGCGGGTTCGGAGAAACGGTCGAGCAGTTCTACGACAAAAATCCGCTTCTAAAGGCGAAGCGCGATGCTACGGCGGAATGGATTGATGGGCGGAAGCCTGCCGCCAATAAGCCAGACCTTTCCTACCGATCCTTCGATGAGGGGGCGCCGCAGAATTCGGAAAAAATTGTACGCTAAGATTTTCCGCTGCTGCGTAGCGGCCGAAACTG